TCAAGGCATTGGGAACCTCTCCTTAATCTCTTTTACCTTGGCGACCCACGCCGTGTAATCTGGCTTTGAACCGCTTACCGCGGCATCATAGTCGGCCTCTACTTTCAACTGGTCTGATTCAGCCCTGTACGCCGCCAGGCGCTGACTTACCACGCTATCCCTCATTCTTACATGCTCGGCATCAGATACGTCTTTAGCTTTATTGAGTTTCGTCCAGTCGATCACCTTCGACCTCCTTTTTACCAAATGAGTATTCAATGCCATTTTCCATTTGTATTTCCATCTCCACATCTCCCGGCGCGCATGGATATACCAGAGCGGCACTTATGTCCCCATGCTCATCACAGAAAATCCCATCGACGAAAAATACGCAATCTACAGCTGAAAATGGCAGATAGTCACCAGCGCTCATTGGGCTGAAATCATAGTCCTCACCATTTATAGTTAACACTGCGTTGTTCGCTTTGATTGATAATATGTCTTCTCTGTGCTGTGGAATTAGCTTTAACTTGAACATTATTTCCAGGTTCCTGTAGCAATTAACGTTAACGGATACAGCGAGGCGAACTGAATTGGTGCGTATATGCGCGCTGCAACACTTGTTGTGCTTAACCCTGAAATTGATGAGCCTGTCATAACCGCGCTGGAACCTGTGCCGCCGGTACTACCCCACGCAGCAGTGGTTACAGAGATTGCAATTTTGGATGTATCGAAAAATGCCGCCGGAAAAACCCAATTATAGGCTAGCCAGTAAAAAGACGTGCTTCCTTCGGTTCGGGCTGAGCTGGTAACATCAATACTTCCACGGTTAAACCAACAAATCATTGACCCATCTGCGAACTTTAAATAATTACCACTGGATGTAGCCCCGGACTCAATGATGGATGAATTATTCCCTACCGAACCTACAGCATCCATGATGGCAGCGCCTTTAAGTCCAAGGTTATTTCTTGCTGCCGATGCGTTACTTGCTCCTGTACCTCCCTGAGCGACCGTGATAGCTGTAGTTAATGCTGACAGGCTTGTAATGTCATTATTTGCACCTTTTTTTGCTTTGTCTGCGAGGGAGGTATTTATGCTGCCCCACGACGGTCCGGTAAAAGTGCTCCCGTCTGGTAAAGTAACTGTCGCATTTCCTGTCGCAGAGAAAACCTGCTGCCAGTTCATCTTGTCATAATTAAGCCCGCGCAACGCTTCTGCTGACTGAGTGGCAAGCGCCGAGGAAATCAGGCTCTGCGCTTCCTGCGGTACAGAAAACCATGCAACACCACTTTGTGTGGGCCCGGTATAATTACTGATAAGTGTCAGTTGAGTGTTGCTAGTAATTGTTTTCACAGGAATGGTATATGCCGTTCCTCCAACATTAAAAACAATGAAATCGCCGACCTTCAGTTCCGTTGTGAATGACGTTCCTGTGCCTGAAACGGCAGCAGATTTATTTGTAAGCGTAAGAGTGCCTGCCGACATGGTATTCTCCTGAAAAAACCGCCATAGCGATGCTGCTTAATACATGCTTTCAAGCAGTAAGATATTTGTAGAGCTGACAATATCGAACATCACCGGATAGTCACTTGTCCAGAAAGTAGCGACGTAGCCACGGCCGATCCGCACCGCGTTTCCGCTTCTGACGATCCCGCAATATTTCGCGTAACACCAGCCGCCCTGAATATCAGACTTCGCGCCATAGCGACCCAGCATAATGAAACGGTTGCCAATGTCCGTTGACGTTTTCGATGCACGGAAATACGCATTGCTGTATAAAAAAGGGCGGCGCGTTGTAGAGAATGTGCACTGACCCGCTGCATTAAAAAAGTTAAGGCCGGGTCCCGCAACGGGTGCCGCACCCGCCGCAAATATCACGATGTCCATGGTGACTGTAGCGTTCACATTTGCGCCGTTACGCTCCAGTGTGGCGATGACTCTGGTGCCATCATATTCAACCGTCACACCATCGGCGCTCCATTTACCAAAAACCAGATAAGTTCCACGAGCAAACCCGGTGTCGGGCGGTGTCCACGAGCCGGTAAAGGTGACTCGCCCGCGCCATGCACACTGACCCACAACGCTGCCATTCGTGATAGTGGTAAAATCAGTACTGTCAGAGATAAATAACCCGGCACGACCGGACTGAGACGCTGGCATTATCTGCCACATCGTTCCGGGCCAGAGAATATCGTTATAGCCTTTTGCGCTGTACCACGACGAAATAGTCATGCTGCCACCATTCTGGGCGGCTCCGCTAAGGCAACCTACATCCGGAACGAGACTTGTTCCGGTTTGATAAATTCTGGCAGTTTCGTGCGGGGCATAGACCAGGGTGGCACCAGCCACATAACCCGGTGCGTTATATATGTTTCCTGATCCTCCTACTGTCCCGCACCAGGAGGGGCAACGAAGCCCGGCCGTGATTTCCATCACCGGACCGCCGTCGTTTAAGTCAATCAGTAATCCACTGGGCATAATTACCAGCTCCCCAGAACAATGCGGCCACCATTCGCCAGATTTACGGTAACGCCGGCTCCGTCAATAACCACGTTGTTTCCTGGACCTGACATAGAGAAACGCCCTTCGGTTGCAATAATGGTTCCGCGCACTGTAACGGCATTGAACTCAGCATTACCTGCCTTATTGATGAGCCAACCTGATGCTCCTGCCACATAATTATTTGACTGAATGTAATTACCGATTTTAGCATTATCTATGCTCCCATCCTGGATAAAGGTGGAACGCATAAACACCTGTCCATTAACCACAAAGAATGCTGCCTGATAATTACCCGGATCACTTCCGGAATAAATACCAAACTGGTCAGCGGCAAAAACGGTTGTCGACTTATAACTTCCTGCTCCGTCAGGCTCTATACCCATTGCAAAACCAGTATTATATAGCTGATCACCTCGCTTAATGCCGAGATTGAGCGTATAGAATGCCTTGGCTGTTCCATTATCTGTTACAGTTGCGGTTAGCTTTTGGTTAAGCGCTGCCGTAGTTTGTGCATATTGAGCCTGAACCTGAGTAGTTAATTCAGCAAGAGACTTATCAACATCAGCGACGGTAGTTTTAACGATAAGAATATCCGCTCTGACTTCCCCGTACTGCGCCCATTGATGGTCAACAGTAGAGTTATTGGCGAGAGCGTTTTCTAAAATCCCCTCAATATTGGTATCAATACCATTCTGAAGATTTTCAAATGCGCCAGAATTGCGGATAGCATCATCAATATAATCAAGCATGCCTGGGATATCAGCAGAAGCCTTCCCTGATGCTTCGACAAACGGAGAAACACCAAATGCGTTTTTTGTTCTTACGTACATATAGTACGTAGTGTCTGCTTTGAGATTATGAAGCGTCCACTGACTGGAGCGCCCCAGGAATTGGGTCTGATCCTCAATGAGCGAGGGGTCAGTGATGCGATTCTCGCCTGAATACCAAAACTCAAATGTTGTATCAGTTGTTGCTGTTACGCTCATCACCGGAACAATATCAGCCGAAAAAATTCCAGGCGTCCATATAACTGATGTTGGTGCCAGCGGCGCGCCTATCACCAGGCTAACCTGAGTTTCAGCGCCTTTCATGCCATTCTCATTCCTGCCCCTCACACCAAGCGTGTAGCTTCCGGCATTCAGTCCGTAGAAGTTATAGCTAAACTTCTCGGTCTGATATTGCGCAACCACCTTTCCCGAATCGTTATAGACATAGAGTTCGAATACCAGTTTTTTGGTGGTCGTGGCCGTCTCCCAGCTTGCCGTAACCTGAACAGTTTCACTATTCACGTTAATAACGCGCAGGTTTTCAATATTTGGCACGCGATAGCCGTTAAGGGTGTCATTTGGCACCTCAAACACTGCGCCGGCATCTACCACAGCCTGTTTATTCGGATCATGCTGGGCCGCAGTTATGCTATAAACAGAGTTGTTTTCTGTCTCAGCGATACTCAGGATGCGGAAAAGGCGAGTGGAAACCTCCGTGGTTGAGATAGCAAATACAGTCCCGTCCCTCACCCATGCTGGCGTGGTTTTCAGTGTGACGACCGCGCCAGATACCGTTGTGATTTCATATTTCGAGAACTTCCCGTTGCTGCCCATAATGGACATAACATCGCCGGGAGATACCAGGCCGGAGAGATTCGCATCTACGGTGATTTTATTCCCTGAGTGTGAAAGGATTCGACCACCAAGCCTTGCGCCAGCGTAATCATTATCCATGACCTCAATGATGTCGCCGGGTGTAAATGCGATTGCATCTCGCGCCATCTGGAACGTCAGTCTGTTGCTCTCACGTTTCGCAGTCTCAAGAATCCACTTACCCGCTCGCCATGCCTGGCCGCGTGACGTACACCCGAAGGCCTCGATAGTGGTTTCGTTGTAATTGCCTCTGGCTATCATCTCATCGTCAGAAACGTATTCCTTCACCTGTTCCCAGCCGTTATCAGGGTCGGTCCAGGACACCACGACAGCGTTGTACTTCTCCGATCGCTTAACCGAACTGCGACTGAATTTCCCGTCAACCACGTTAGCATTGGTTACGGTGGCGATAGGGTCTTGCGGAGCATCCAGCATGACTGTCAGCCGCATGCCGTCCCAAAGTGCAATCCCTCTGAACATCCCGGCAATTTTGTCGAGAATGTCGCGGGCGCTGGCCTGCTCAGTAATGTAGGCGTTCAGAGTCATTCGGGGCTCTTTCCCACCGTAGCCATCATCTACAAGCTGATCGCAATACTGAGAAAGGACATACAGCGCGCCGTCATCGACATCAATTGAGCCCGCCCTGCGCGCCAGTCCGAAGCGCGTATTCTTTGCCAGTTCACGGAAAAGCCATGCTGGGTTATTGGTCCATGCCTTCTTAAAGCCCCCGAGCCATAAACCGGTATAGGTTCTGGTGATTGGGTTGTAATTATCCGGCACATCAACAATTAGCCCGCGAAGATGATAGGTGCGGCTTGGGGTGTCGGTGTACTGGTCACGGTCGATTACAGCGCCAGCGATCGCCGAGAATGGGTAGGACAGGTTATCGTCGGTTATCTCAGTAAAGCTGTTCCAGATAGTGCCGTTAGTCAGCAGGTCACTCGTACTGTCAGGCGTTACGCGGCGTACACGGATATCGAATGGTTTGATGTCAGGCGCATCGATGACATGAGCCTCAAGATATTCACCCGAAATCTTGCCGTTAATCGTGACCGTTTTCTGCTGCACCCATCCTGCCGATGCAGTGCGGGTTTCAAGAACAAGCGTTACTGACGTGTTTTTCTGGTTTCCCTTTGTGTCCTGCTGAACAAGTCCGGTAACGCCAACGTTGAAGCGCACACGCGTCACATCCTGGTCTGTTATGGTTCGCACCAGAGGCGTTGCATACTTAACCTCTGTATTGACGATAGTGGTCGCCTCTATGGCAGAAAAACCATTTATTGGCGCCTGTGTCTCTGAACCAGGACGCCATGCAGCACTCACCCCGTTGATGCTTACATTACCGTTGGCATCTGTAATAGGCGTTTTGTTCAGCATGAAAGAAGAAAGGTGTGACTGGTCTACCGGGCCGTAAATTGGGCCCTCACTAATGAGGTCCAACACACGGTAAAACTGTTTTGATTTGAGGTTATCGTCGAGAAGTTTGGGGGTGCTGGCCTTGCCGCCGCCTGAAGACATAAAGCCACCTTAGCTAATTGATTCTGTCCAGTCCTGGTTGTTCGAAGTGTCGATACCGAGGGATATTACGTTTGAGCCAACCACCATCTCTCCAAGAAGAAGAGGCACCGGCCGGCCCTGACCAACGCGGTTTTCAGCGCTGGTAAAAGAGTTGTTCGTGATGGTGTTATTTTCTGCCGCTTCTGCCGCGTTTTGGGTTTTCATGTTGCGTGACATGTAGATTGAGTATGCAACCGAGGCTGCGGCTATAACGAGCGTAGCCACCAGGGCTACGGTGCCTGTGATAGCGCCTTCTACTACAGGAACGAAAAGCACGGTTGAGCCATCAGGAAGCTTCCTGTCCATGTGCAGGCGGATGGATTCTTCTGTCACATCTTCGCCAGCCATACGGATGCGTATGCGGATTTTCAGGAAATCCTTTTTGAATTCGGGGCTCTGTGCCAACAGAAGACGCAACCCCTGAGCAGGGGTCTCAACATTCATCTCGACCTGGCGGAAATGTCTTCGTAAATGCCCTGCAAATTTAAAGATGAGCACCTTTCGTGTCTCCAGATGGAATGAGTTTGCTTAATGAACGCTGGCCTGTAAGGCTCCCTGCGGCTGAGGTGACCAGCACAGTCATGATGGAGAACCATATTTTCGTGCAGGAGGATCATGGCGTGGCATGGGTCAGCGCCAGGGAAAGGCTGGCGAATAATTACGTCGCCGGGCTCAGCTTCCGACAGTTCCACTCGATGGAAATCATTGGCCTCCATATTTTTGAGATAAAGGTTCTCTTCCCGAAGCCACCATCCCTGCGTCCTCTCAAAATCAGGCAGGTCGATACCGCACAGATGGTACGCATCACGAAAAAGGGTGTAGCAATCCATCACCCCATGCTCGAACTGGCGACCAAGCAAATGCGGTACTGCCCTGAACTTTAGCAACCGGCCATTAGATGCCAGCCACCATGGCAGGTCAGTCAGCACCTGCGTATGACGATCTGCACCTGAGAGGACGGAGAAGCTTTCAGGGTGTGAATGGAATACCGCCGTGATGTCACCTAACTCCTCTGCTACAAGCCAGTCATCGTCGCTTATACGGAAGTGTCGAGCTGGATCAGGGTGTGAGTTACTGCATGGGAAGAACACTGAGTCATCAATGATTAGCCCGCACACCTCGTCACCTGATGTCACGGCATAATCGAGGCACTGCTGAATCAGCTCACCTTCTGTGAGCCTGGGAAGCTGCTTATCGGCATTGGCTCCGGGCGCGGGAATCGAAACCTGCATCCTGTCCTCCTGTGAGAGCATTTATCTTTGGCAGGGTCAGATGTCGGGTTATCCCTTTCGTCTGCAACTGGCGGTCCGTCATATCCACATCCGGTCCCGCGATACTGCCACTGGCATACATCAGCAAGAATGGTTCTGGCCGGGATGATGGCGTTATCGCAATCAATTGGCGTTGCCAGGGTATAGGTGACCTGCTCGGCGGTTTCCTCTGTCATCTCTTCCACGACGTAACGAGAAACCGCCTCCATCGATGGATCTGCATCGGGGTTACCATTTGGAAAATTGACGGCATCGAGATGCTTAACCGGCACCTGGCGGCGGGTAATCACCACCCCGAGCATGTCGTCGAAGTCATGGTTAATGCCGGTTATCAGGCCGGTGATATTTGCAACCGTCATGGTTGGGCGCGCATATGCCCCTTCGTTATTGCTCTGAAAACCTTCAACGGCTATCGGGTATGCAGGGTAGGTGGCCCCCTTCCATACGACATCCCCGTAATATCCATTGGTGCCGGAGTGAAAGCGGATTACATCGCCGCCATAGGGCTGAAGGTTTGCCTCGAAGAGGTCAATGAATGCGCCAACGCCCGCGTCAACGCTTTCGATAATCAGTTCAGCTGGTATATTGCGCACGGAAGGCCCCCATTAAAAAAGCCACCCGAAGGTGGCTACTGTTTGAATATCAGGATGTCGCTGATTTACTGATAAGGATATGTTGAGTATTCAGCCCGTCCATGTTTGAGGCATGGGCGCACATAGCGATGAGGGATGGCTGATTACCTCTGGTTAAGGAAATACGATGGCTCTTGAAGAACATCATTTGAATGTAAGCTGCGAAGCGACTAACTTACAGGAAATAAATAAAGAAATCGGCCAACTCAAGATGGTTATTGGGTTTATTTTAGCCAAATTGCCATCCGAGGAAAGGCAGCAAGTGATCGATGACTTAAACCGATGGGGATTGCCAAATTCTGCGGAAGAATTTGACCAATTTGCAAACCCTCGTCCTCCTCGTTAATTCAATAGTTCCGTTTTTATCAATCGACCACCCAATGTAAACGGGTGGTTTTCCACATTCATTTCCCATAACTATCTCCCGCCTTTCGGCTTATCGTGGTACCTGTTCAAATGTTGCTGTCAGCTCGTAATATCCGCCCGTTTTGACCGTGCTCCATGATCGACAGACGAATAACTTCTGTATCCCGGTATCTGACGGCGTCCAGTAGAATGACTCGACGGCCATTCTTGCTTTAAGGAACGCGTCGATAGCTTTTACCGGATTAGCCCGACAGTTGTCGTCTGCACCCCTGAAGACAAGCGAGTACTTATCCATGAGCGGGTTTATACCTTTAACCTGGCGCTGCTCATAACCGTCGCCAAGCTTGACCACCGCTACATTAGGTGTGCGTTCAATGGTGAACGCCTTTTGTGGTGACCAGGTGAATGTTTGTGGCATTATTTCCCCCGGTTTAGCAGACCATTAGGCCGCTGCTGGTCACGAATGGTATTGAGGCTAACTTGTTTCATCATCTGTGCCATCTTCGACATAGTGGCATCATCTATGCCGCCAGTAGTGTTTATTTCGAAGTTGATGTTCTGAATGATGCTGCTCCCGCCGCCCCCGCCCTTCTGCATATCCCGGTTGCTAATCACCCGACCATTGTCACCCGGTATCATGTACTGGCTTCCGTTATTAGCCTGGTAAATCTCGGGCTTACCGCCCTCGCCTACCCGGTACATGGAATTTGCCGACACAGGCCCACCATGCTCACGCGCGCCAGCAACAGCCATTCCTTTTGCCGCAAGTAGAGAGCCAGCATATGCCGTCTGACCGACAGCCGCCGCTGATCCATAGGTGGCAATAGATGCGCTCATGGCCGCCGGAGCCCATGCTGATGCAGCTGCCGTTGCTTGTGCCATCGTTGAAGCAAGCGATGCCGCCGCCGCAGCCTGGCCCATGATTTGGCTTTTTACCCACTGGATGCCCATCTCAACCAGGCCGCCAACCACACTTCCGAGGATGGTAGTGCCTATATTGGCGAAGGCTTCCTGAAGGTTTTGGGTGCCGTTAACAAGCCCGGTTATCGCATTGGTTGCTCCGCCCTGAAGCGAGTCGATGGCAGAAGCGGCGAGCTGGTTGATTTCGCTCTGCTGCTGCCATTCCTGCCACATTGCGGCCATTCTTTGTTGGCGATACTGTTCTTCTATAGCGGCGCGAGTTTGCTCTACCTCTGCTATCTTCTGAGGATAAAGCTGAGCATAAGCATTGAGAGATGCCATTTGCTGTTGAAAGGTGTTATCGGCGGCAATAAGTGGTGATGACTGACTCCTAACATTCTGATAGGCCTTCTCTGTATCCTGCCGGTCTTTCTCGGCTTTCTGCTGAGCTTTCAGTGCTGCCGCAGTGTCATATGCCTGAGCTGCATACTCGCCAGCTAAATCTATCTGGGCTTGCGTTGCCGCTTTACCAAGTGATTGCTGAGCGTTAAGAATGGATTGCTCTCTGCTTAGCTCCTGAGTGGAATTGCCAGCAAGCATTGCTTTCTGACGGAGATTTTCGAGCTTCTGAGCGACAGACTCACCTGCTGCTGCCTGTCTTTGTGCGGCTCGCTCCGCTTCCTCCCTCGCCTTTTTCTCCTCTTCAAGGCCATTAACCACTCGGCTTTGCTGGATTAGCTGATCTTTCTGCTCCTGCGTGAGGTCTTGTTGAGAGATGCCGTACTCAACGGCAGCCTGACGCCCTTTGGTTAGCGCAATGCGCTGGGCTTCAAGTTGCTTACTAATATTGTCAAAGTTGGCCTGTTGAGCTTCAGTGCGTAAAGAAGAAAGTTGGTTTTCAAGGTCTTTAACTGCTTGCTCTGCATTGGCGGCGGACGCGCCGGCCAGCGTTAGTTGCTCCCTGAACTCCGAAAGAGCAAGCTTTCCTTCTGACGTGGTGGCGCTCATTTGAGATACAGCCTGTGACAAGCGAGTCACGTTTTCTGGCGAAGGGTTTGCCGCCAGGTCATTGAGCATTTTGATAAGCTCAAATGCAGACTGTCTCGATATTGAGAATTTGTCTGCAAGCATCTCGACAGTATTGGAGATGGTAAGTGTTGTTTGATTGAAAGCAGGTCCTGCTGAGACGGCTTGGCTCATTGCCTGAGAATAGCTGTCAGTCGTTATACTCAACGCCTCAAGCGCGTTACCGGCAGCCTTTACGCTTGCGGCACCGCCGTTGATGCTGCGTAACCAGGATGATTGCTGGTCTACGATGTTACTTATTGCTGATCGAGCCTTTTCTACTTCAGCAGCGTATTTTGCAATCGCAGCATCTCGAAGTTGCGTAGCAAGAGCGGCGTTAGTTACTGCCAACCTTGCGTAATCATTAGAAAGGGCGGCTACCCCCTGGCTATTTATTACAACTATTTTGTTAAGGTCTGTGGCTGCCTTTTCAAGCTTTTCCATCTCATTACCAGCGCTACCCATAGCCGTCATGAGAACGCCAGTTAATACCGATGCCAGCGCAATAAATGCACCTACTACCGCGCCGCCAGGACCGAAAGCCCCGGCAAGTTGAGAACCCTGCTGGCTAAAGGCCACAAGCGCTGACTGCCCACCCTGAACCTGAACTATAAAGTCCTGAATTTGGTAGCCCGCCTGCTGGAATGTGCTCCTGAATTTCCCAGAAGAATTAGATGCCTCGTTAACAGCTTTGGCCGTGCTTGAGAGCTGTGTATCGAGCTTTTTGAAGCTATTAATGTTCTCGTTAACGCTAGATTCAAGATCTGTAAGAGTTCTACTGGCTTGTCTGCCCCCCTGTAACAACGGGGCGACCTCAGCGCTTATCTCATAGACAATGCTGCCAGCATTTTGCTCACCTGCCATCGCTAATCTCCGGGCAACAAAAAACCCGCCGGAGCGGGTTTTTATTTTTTATTAAGGTTTACTGAAGATGTTTTGCATATTCTGATATTTCTTTCGCCGAGTCGCATTGGTATTTAAGCTGCTGATTCATATGCTGGCGAAGTTCTTTGTTGCTTTCGCAGGTGGCATTAAGCGACGCAATGTTGTTAATTGCATAGATAAGGGCTTTAACCGTCTCCTGACACTGGCCTGGATTGGAATTATCAGCGCAGATAACTTCTGGCGAACGCTTTATTTGAATCAGCGCGTCAGACTCTGCAACTGCGTTACAGGCAAATAGCATCAGCATTGCTGCCGCAAAATTAGATTTCATAAACCCTCCGTTACATTTCCTGACATGCTATCAAAAAGCGATCACATATCAACCAACGAGAGGGAATGTTGCGGGGGATTGCATAGCGACTGATACAAAAAAGCCACCCGTAGGTGGCTCTGTTTTAGTTCGCGTTCTCGCAACCGGGCTGGCGACGGTCAATCACCTCAGTTCCTTCAACAATGAAGCCAAACTTGCCGAACAGGAAAGAGTGGTTGAACTGAGTCACAACGACATCAGAAAGCGCAACTGAGCAACGATTCTTCTCAATAGCTCTGTCGATAGCAGTCTTCACATTGGGAATGCCGAGAGGGAAAATTACCACGGGAGCCGAGTCTTCTCCCTGAACGCGAGCACCTTTAACGAAATTGTTTGAATTGAGGTTGTAGTTTTTGGTACTCGCCACGGTCAAATCGGCCACGCGTGAGCTACACCCTGCTAACAACATTACTACTGCGGCTAAAGCCAATGCCTTTTTCATTTTTTATGTTTCCATTGATTGCAATCAGAAACATCTTAACACCATAAGGCCGCATGACTTACCCGCCATTATTGGTAGCAAAAAACCAGCCTGAGTTGGCTACGCCGCTTGCGACAAACGCCTGGCCTTCCTGGCAAGATAATCATCTGCTACTTGATCATACTCTTCGCGAGTAAAACCTTTCTGCTCAGGGTATTTGGTTGCCAGTAGCATCTGAAACTTGGTCATTGTCAGATTCCCGGCTTCCTGCTCGGTCATGCCGAAATGCGCCTGCGCGGCCACGATGTAATCGACGGCGCGAAACTCTGTGCTGGTCTCTCCATTTTCATGCCTTTGGAGCCTGCGCACCTTAGCCTTGCCGATAACACCATGGGTTATTAGTGACTGCGCAATCAGAAGCATGTCAGATTCAGGCAGCGCACCTTTGCGAATCTTGAATGTGCGTCCGTTACCTTTTGAGGGATGGAATACGCCGGTCAACGGGCCAGCGTCCTTTTCACAACAGGCGTTCAGAACAACCACTGAAGCGAGAAACGCTTTGCGACTGTAACTGGTGCTTTTAATGTGGTTGATAAGCCATTGCGGAACGTATCCGTAAGCCTCAACGGCTCGACTCACCAGGCTGGTTACTTCATCGTTGTGCAGGTCGTAAAACACCTGCACGATTTGATCTGGCTCACCAATACGTGACATGTTCACAAATGACGGACGGAAGAAATAATCCTCGCCGTCAACGCTGATGAGGCACTCGCCGATTTCTTTAAGTGGGGTATTCACCGGTAAAGCCTCCACGCTTTTCTTCGCTCGGTTCTCGGCAGACCGTCGAAAGCCTTTTCTACGGGCATCTCGTCGGCATGGTCTACCAGGGAGTAGCAAGGGTAAATAACATCCCTTCCCCATGCGTCTCCGAGGGCATAATCTGCCGGCTTTCGCTGGCTCCAGTTCATCAGGATGCGGTTAATTCCACTGGCTGGCAGCGCATAGCAGACGCCATGAATCAGTCGGTTCAGGGTGATGTAATCAGCACGGAACTTATCAGCGGCGATAAGGCTTTCAGCAATCTGTTGCTGATACTGCGGCGGGCGACCGGTGCCGAGGTAAAAACTGATTAGCTCATCAGGGAATCTGGCGCACCATTCAGCCGCAAGACCAGCAAAGCCATCCACGGGATGGGAATCATCTTCCAGCACGACCACTCGCGCTGACTGGCCGGCAGCCCACTTGATTGCTCTCAGGTGATTCCAGTTGGCTCCGTGGTCGGCATCATCGATAAAAAGCCGCGCATTAAGGCTCTCAGCAAGCCTTTGAGCCTGCTCAGCGCGTCGGTGATGTCCTACAACCGCGAATGTCACTTGTGCTGCCACCATGCTGTTTCCTTGCCGATGCCGTTGGTCTTAAACACCGTGTGCACTTTCGGTCCGGTAATCACTCGGTCACCGAACGATTTCGCCACGATACCGAATGCGATCATGTCGCCAACCGCCCTCGCGGCTCCCTCTTTCTTCCAGAATCGCTCTGACTCGATGCGGTAGTAAAGCCGCACGATGCGGTGAGCAAACTCCATGACATCTTCTCGTAACCCGCCAAGCAATCCGGCGTTCAGCATGGTGTCGCTCGCGTACTGCTTCAGGAATAACTGATACACGCGCTCAGGATGATTATTGATGGCCCATTCATCGGAATATGTCTTTGGCTCAGAGCCGACATAAATCACGCCGGGCTGCATTTCTTCCCATGGCGCGCGAAGCATTTCGACATCGGTTCCATCGGTACACCAGACGAAACGATATTCTGGATGCTCTCGCAGGTGCTGCCATACATGCAGCCAGCGCCGGAAGTAAACATTCATATCAATGACAGGTACGCGTACCGTCGTCTGGCCTGGCGGTGAGTATTCAAACTCGTCAGCGAGAATGACCGCATCGGCACCTTTAATCGATTCTGCCCATCTGGCGATAAGCGACTGCTCTGGCTTCATCCTGGTTCCTCGCTGCGGGTCAGGATGACTGGTCAGCAAGGTTGTGATTACGGCATTACGCTGTCTGCGGTACGGCGCCCATCCGGTGTAGCCTGTGTCGCGTCGCTCGTTGTGTATTTTTACGTTGTTGCTGACCTGACGCTCGCGCTCTGGCTTGGGTACTGAGCGCTCTACCGACTCATGCTCATCCAGCGAGTAAATCAGCTTCTCAGAGCCGATAACGTCGGCATATGCCCATGAGGTAAGCCCTGCATTATGAATGCGCAGAGCGAGGTCTGAATGCTCATACATCCCGCGCCCGTAAACCGGATCGAATCCGCCGACCTTTTCAATCGCGCTTCGGTGGTAGTAGAGCATCACGCCGCGCTGCCCTGTGTAGGCGATGTGTTTTTCATCGTGGTACAGGACTGAAAGGTCATTCAGCTTGCGTGGGCCAGCCAGGTCGAGAAACTGATATGCCAGATGAGGCTCAGGAGATTCGATATACGGAATATGCCAGCCATCAGCAATCGGCCATGCATCATCGTCCCACAGGAACAGATGCTCGCAACCTGCATCCATCAGGGCTTCAATGCTGGCGTTTTTAGATGCCACGATACCCTGTGATTGCTCATGCCGGATGAGCCGTGCAGATTCTGGTGCTACGGCAGCCGGCACCGAGCCATCATCGACAATCACGACCACCGCGCCGGGCGGCAGATGTTTCTGGTGCTGCTCAAAAGCACGAGCCAGCACGTCGGGGCGGTTGTGAGTGGTGATGGCAATACCAATGCCAGATGAGCGCGCCGACGCGGGCTCGTAAGGAATTCCGTTTATCAGAACCTGCATGTCTCTGTCTCAGAAAGGGGGCTTGCGCCCCGCTGTGTTTTAGCTGGAAGGTTCGGAGGTGTCCGTTACCTGTACAGTGCTGGAGTCACCCACTTTGAACTCGGTGGTGAAGGTCACGATATCGTTGGTGCCGCCGTCAGAGCTTAAAGCAGTGATAACCATGTAACCCTGAAAGGTTACCGGGCCATACTCCATGCGAACCCAGATACCAGGCTGGCGCTTGGCCTTAAGCTCAGTAGCGAAGTACTTGATGAAACGACCGATGCCGTACTGGTCAAGCTTGTCGTTTTTACGCACCTCACCTTCAAAACTGATGGTGAAGTCCGAGTTTGTGGTGATGCTCTCGACAAAGCCGCCGCCATCGTCAGCATCACTGGTCACGGTGTTCGGGCTGAAGTCGAACCCTTTCGACGTACCGGCGGCCAGCGCTTTCCATTCCGACTCAATCGGCACCGTATCCGGGCAGCCGTCGGCAACTTCAAGCACAATAGCGCCACCGAACAAACGTTCGTTGCTGGTTGGGCAATTAGCCATGTTACTTCCTCTTTGACGTTTAATTACTCGCCGTAGGTGGCGACGAATTGAAGCCGATAGACAAGGCGTCCCTCGGTTGTAAGAACTGGTGCGGGCATAGCGCCCATATTCTGGAGATAACCGACGCAATCATCGGTCATGGGGTTTTGCTGGACGTAATCGACTATCTGCTGCACGCGCTCATCGACAAATGCGTTGCCACCTTTTGCGCCGATAACTTCGACCAGGATGTACTGCTCATTGCCGAGGCCGTTGCGGATATTGCTGCCGCCATTTGGACGAAACACCATGAACCGGTCAGATTCAGTGCCTGAGTCAGTCCACATCAGCAGCTGAACCTTAAAGCCATCTGTCAGGCCAGCATTGATGAAGTAGTTACGCACGCGCGTATGCATTGGCGGATTCATAGTGACAGCTCCTGCTTCATAACCCGGTCGATTTGCTCTCGGGTGTCCTCAAAGCCTCTGGTAAGGAACTCTTTGCGGGCAGTGGCGCGGCGGAAGGTTTGCGGAACATTCGGATCGTGAACGTAAACCGCATAGTTGGCCGAGTAGCCCACCCTGCCAGTTACCTTTGTGCCGTTAGCGTCAATCTCCCGGAACTGGCTGTTCAGAAGCGTTGATGTGTCGATTGGGGTGTATAACGCTGCCTGCGCGCCACCGATTAACAGTGCTGACTGCACGGCCCTGACGACCTTGCGCCCCTGCACGTCATTAATCAGCGCGTCCAGATTGGCTTTCGCCTGGGCAATGCCGCGAACTTTACCGGCCATATCAGACTCCTGTTATGATGGCGTAGTCGTCGGCGATGCGCTCGAAGGTGTCTTCATAGCGAAGCACCTGCTGAACCTCATCAGCTCCGGCTTCTTTCGGGTCAGCCAGGTCGGAAATGCCAATCAGCACATAGTCGCCAGTCTTAGCCAGTGCGTACTCAGTCCAGACTGTGTTTTTCGCAACGATTTCTGAACCAATACCGCCGATGCGTTTGCTCAGGCCGCCTTCATAGCCGCAGAGAATTTGCTCAGGCGCTGCATATCCCAGCGGGGCGCCGTAGTCGTCCTGCCCGTCAAGCTTTCGCCAGATTGTCGCTGTTGCGGTGTATGACCAGTTAGCTACTGAGCTCATAACGCATACTCCAGGTGCTAGTCTGGTTCTAAACCCACTTTGATGGGCTTAACCTTTACTCGCGTGACACTTGATGAGCTTACGTAATCACCTTCATCCAATGGTAAGAAAGGTGGTGGTGAATCGCTGTCAAACCCCAGGTACATGAAGAATGCCTTCGGATGTGTCTTGCGGTCTTTGAGGGCTTTATATGTATGCTCACCAGTAGAGTCGATATAGGTGATTTCGACATCCACACCTGAAAAGGATGAATTAATGCAATTTGCCATCAGCAGCCCCCAACGACATCAAAGAAGCCAACACGACTACCCACGTCAATCGGCAGCGACGCCGTACATCCGCTCTTATCCAGTGACAGAAGAGCGTCACGCATCGAAAGCACATCGCCGGTATAGTCGAATGACCGCGACGCCCCTGAAGGCGCTGACTGCGATTTAATGCGCTGACTGTATGCCGTTAAGGCCATGAGAGAGACGGCATAGACCTGAATCAGCACGACGTCACATTCGTCGTAGCCAGACGCCTCCAGGCACTGCTCAATGCTGCTGAGCTTGCAGAGATATGCGTCAATGATGAAATCAGGGATGGAGTAACCGAGGGATGACAGCTGCTGTTTAACCTGCGCTGCTGTGATTGGCGCGATAGCCATGGTCACTCCTTATCTTTGGGTTTCCGTCCGCGCTTGGGTGTGGCGACTTCCAGCTGGCGCTCTTCAAGGTACTCGGCCAGCCCGGCATTAACCCATCGTTCGGCGATTGAATCGGCAACCTCTACCTCAGAGCCAATCTCCAGCTTCTGGAAATTGGCACCGGCAAAAAGGTTTGATGAAATTACTTTTACCAGTGCCATATCGCTTCCTTAGCTGGTCGCTTCGCCGGTGGCGTGAACCACGGAGTAGTGACCGTTGATGTCGGTTTTGACCATCAGGCCCATTGCGCCCCAGGTGCGCCAGATGTAGTCGCTGTTGTAGAACGGACGCGGGTCGGCAACGGTGCCGATGGCCTGGCCTACAATCGGAGCAACTACGCCAGCCTGCAGCGGAACAATCAGGATTTCGTTGCCCTGCAGCTTCGCGTCTTCTTTGATGGCCGCGATGCCGGTCAGGGTCAGCAGTTCCTGCAGCACGGTGCGGGACTGGAAATTGTCGCTGTAATACTGCTCCAGGTTGGAGATGATTTCAGAGGAAACGTACCAGGTCTGCTGGCCGTACTGGTTGTTCTGCAGCTTGAGAACATCTCGCAGACGGATTGCTTCGGCGCGAATTGCTTTCGGATCGGTGCTGGTCGCCATGTTTACGTTCAGTGTCACCTGAGCGACACGCTCATCGGCGCGGAAACCCTTCCAGGTCAGGCCGTCGAATACTGCGTAGTTGCCAGCCGCGTCGCGGTAGCCTTCCCACATGTAATCAACGTACTGGCGCTGAACATCTTCCACGGAGCCACGCTGAGCGTCAGCCTGAGATTGAAGGGCCGACGGGCTGTTGAAGATTGGGTCACGCCAGTTGAACTTGAAGCCGGAATCGTGGATCGGAACCATCGTGCCGTCGAAGGTGTAGACGCGAGCGTCAAGCGCTGCGCCAATCTGGCCGGACATTGATGTGTGTGCCCAACCACGACCGCCGGTGCGGGCGTAGTCGTAACGGGATTGCTCGATACGTACAGAGCGGGAAAGCGGCATCAGGTCGTTCAGCAGAGTGAACTGCGTGTTGGGTTCGAACTGCTGTGTCACGGTGGTATCGTACGCACGGTACAGGCGACGGATATCATCAACCGCGTTAACGGCGTTCAGCGTCGGAGTATCTTCAGCAGCGCCACGCCATTGGGTGCGAGACAGAAAATCAGCAACCGCCTGGGCGGTAGCGTTACGTTCGGCCTGCAGCGCGCGGAACTGAGCCTGGTTTACTTCCAGGTTGCCAGTCTTCTCGCCAAGTGATTTGGAATATACAAACATTAATCGGTCTCCTTACTTGACCACTACGCGCAGCAGATCGCCTGCAGCAACAGTTGTCGCTTTGTCTTCTTCCACGAAAAGGATTGCGGATGCAGTGCCGCCGGAAGTGACGCGACCATTAGAGATAGCCAGTGCCTGGCCTTTGTTATAAGTGCCGGCAGCAGCGCGGACGTTCAGGAACATGCCCGGCAGTAACTGAATGCCGACGACCAGCTCGTTAGCAGGAATGACGTCATCGACGCCCATGCAGCGCAGATAGTCATAGTTCGCCACATACAGCACAGCGCTTTCGCCGCCGTTGGTGGATGCGGTGAATTTGCCGTTGGTGAATACCCCGATGGTGCCAGGCTGAGTCGCTGCGGCTGCCCCGCCTTCGCGGTTCAGAAGCGGATTCGGGAATACGCCGCCCGCGTGAATTACGTGTTTACCGTCTTTAGCCATTTTTATTACTCCGGCATCTCAGAGAAAGGTTTATCGGTGGAATGGTTGAATGCGCCGGACAGGCTGCGAGTGGTAGCGCACTGTGCGTACAGGCCATCCAGAGCTGCGCCATCGAGAGCGTTAACTGCCATTTCGTCGAGCTTGAACTTGGCTTTAACCGCTTCGCGCTTGGTCGCTTTTTCCTGGTCGGCGTTAGCGGTCAGGCCGGATTCGATAGAGCTCAGCTTGTCGGCAAAGGGCTTAAACCATGCCGGTGCTTCTTCGCTATTGGTGGCTTTGTCTTTGGCGGCCTTTTCTTCGGCCTCTTTCTTCTCGCGAGCAGCCTTTTCTTCCGGCGTCTCACCTTTAGAAGCTGCTTTCTCAACAGCCATCTGGTTGAACGCATCCAGCAGCTCAGCTTCTGATTTGCCTTCTGTCGGCTTACCAGCGGCTTTCAGCGCATTGATAATCATGTCTTTCATCGGATCTCTTTCTCCGTTGGTTTTAATTTCGTACTCAGGTGGTTTGCGCACGACTTCTACAGGTTCGCCGACGAATTGAGCCTTGCCGTCATCGTCGATGAGGTACTTCTGTTTGAAATATTTATCTGCATCCCGATAAACGAAGGAGTCCGGCCATACGCTTTCCGGCCATACCCAATCATCGTTGTCACGACCCTCACGGAGCTTGTCGCTAATAGCCCGCTGGATATCGTCGAATGAGAAATTTGATGCGTTGGTAAAGAAGAATTTGGTCTTGTTAAGCAGTCCTTCCCTGGTGCAGTTCGATGCCTGCGCGAGGTCTGCGTTTTCTACGCTTACTTCCTGTTGGGAGTTATCTGCGTTAACGAAGATGCCGACGCCCTCTTCAGGTGTTGCAGCTCCTGGCTCATCGAGAAGAATGGCTACGTGGTCGAACTGCATGTTGCGGGCGACCCATGAGTAGCTCTTACCCTTCGACTTTCCGCTGTTCTGCTCGCGGCGCAGCAGGAGCCCGGTAGATACGTGAATCGGCTCAGCGTTTGAGTTAGCCTGAAGCTCATCAAGCCGCTCGATAAGGCGCTTACCCTTCTCGCTCGACTGCGCGATACGCTTGTTGACCTTCATGTCCATGACAACCCGGTCACCGTCTTTGCGGACGTTCTCAGCCCATGCGCCGACGTGGAACTGGTTAACCGCTCGCGGGTTGGTGGCGCTGACGTGCTCGTTGCCAATCTTCGGGTGCCCGAAAGGCATCGGGTTGCCTTCGAGCGTTTTAAAGCTCTTGTTAATCTCCTCAGCCGGATACAACCCGCCATTCATGACAACGTCATCCACGACAGGCACGACGCCACGAATGACGATATGCTCGTCACCGTCGATGGTTTCAGTTGAGATGTTTGAAGAGTTGATGGCGAGGCTTTTTACATGAATACTCGAGAGTTTCACGTTACGTCCTCATTGGTGGATTTCAGGCAATAAAAAAGGCCGCCGTGGCGACCTTATTCAATCGGGTGATTAATTATCTGAATTTAAGTTCTTTTTTAGCATCCATGACAATGGCATCAATGATTTTTTGAGTCTCCCCAGACATGTCACTATATGCCATAAATTCTGGGTATCCATCGACAGCAACATTGTGTTCTATGCCTGCGTCCTTTTCTATAAATCGGCTCAAGAGCTCTTTAGTGCTTTGACTTAGCGAGACAGGAGCCAGTACAAAATGGCGTTGAACTTGCCTTAATAATTGATGATATCTTTTCCAATCTACAGTTCGGCCTTTCCGCGGTTTGTCATTTTTACCTGCATTGTATTTTTCCTCAGCATAGTAATGAGCCTGTCCGTATAATGACTTAAGCTCAATTAAGTCATCAACCAGTTGGTTGTATGCTATATGTTTTTTCTCCCACCATTTCTCATGGTAGAAGCGCTTAAGAGCAACTTTAGCTGTGACAATTGCTGCCACTACTCCTGTTATTAACCCAACCCCCGCCTTGGATAAGAAATCCATTAAGTCAAATGTTCCGACCGCCATGGTGATGCTCCAGTTAATGTCTTTACACTAGAATATCACTTCACCCAGCGTTTACGCTCTTCCTCGAGCTTCTCAGCAAGGCCTTTGTTGAACAGGTTGCCGTCATCATCAAGAAGGCACGGAATCTGGCTGCAATAGCAGTTGTACCGGTTTCCATTCTGCGCGTAGAAAGCCTCCACTTCTTCCGTGGTGAAAGTCTTACCGTGTCGCGCAGCGTGCCAGGGGCGTGTCGTCGATTTCAGAGCTGATATCCACAGAAGCGCTGTGTTAAGGCCCAGGCGCTCCTTCGACCATTCTGCTTCTGACCACTGAGCCTGCCTTAACGCTCCTACCTGCTCAGTCTGAGCTATCGTTTTGGCGCGACTCATCGAGACATCGAGGCGCTTGCTAATCAGGCTTGCTGTCTCGCGCGGGTTAACGCCACGGCCTATCGCATCAGCTACTATGTTCGACAAGTCAGCACGGGCGGCATCAGTTATTCCCCGCCATTCGCTATAAGTGGAGATATAAGCCGCTGCCACCTGATTTTGATAAGCGGGGCTGCTTAGCAACTGCTGAAGCGTCGTTGACTGCTCATAGATAGCCGATTGTGCTGACAGGTTCGTGAATGCCTGCAATGTGCCGCGCTGATATTCATCAGAAACGTACTGGAGCGCCCAAAGGTTGTTACTCCCACCTTCAAGGAGATAATCGTCCAGAATCGTTTCTATGCGCAGCAGCAAGTCAGACAGTTGCTGTGGCGACATATCGTAGATGAAGGTGCCAGCATTCACCTGATAGAGCGTGTCGGGCCTGCTGCCGTCTCTCGCCAGGATGTAACCGTAGAGAGAATTGCCACTACGCTCCCTGCCGACCAGATACCCATCGAGCAACTGCCTCAGTGCCATCTTTATCTGGTAATAACGGTTCTCGATATCCCGGAACATCCGGTTAACAGGTCGGTAGGACTGCGTGGGGTCGGCTTTATTGCGCGGAATTATCGGGCTGCCCGGTCGTTGTCGGTTGTTCAATTGGGTCACCTGTCAGCGGGTCTGTTTTCACGGTGCCGGCAGGCTCCTCTGGTTCACTAATTGGCTCAAGCTCACCGACAGCACGGATTTCATTCTCAGTAATCGCTGGAGTGCCGAATGCCTGCTGAGTGTCTTTGGCCACGGATGCCATCGCCTGCATATTTGCGATCTTCTCTTTCTCACTCGGCGCGAGTAGGTCAGACCACGCGAGCGTAACCTCGCCAGACTTCGGCGGGTCGATGACGCCAATCTGCCAGAAGCGCTCAATGACGCGGGTGATGAAGTCAGACATGAAACCCCAGCGGCGACCATTGCAGCGCTTCGCCCAATCAGTTTTGTCCTCATCCGAGGCAAGACGCCCGGTCTGCTGACCAAAGAGAATGGTGAACGGACACTGAATCGTCGCGGCAAACTCGTTAGCTGCTACTGTCCATGTAGGAGTCGGGTCAGCGGCTGCGACTGACAGGACAGACGGCGCGCCAGCCTGCATGACAAGTGCCGAATCCGTACCGCGGTTCATTCTGGAAATCTTGTCATTCAACGCTTCGCCGAGGTCCTTGAAACCTGCCTTCTCTGCCTGCGCTTGAAGGTTTTGCATGTCTGTATCTTTGTCGAATGCAATCCCAAGCTGGCGACTTGCGTTCTTCAGGAAGCCTTCAGCGCTACCACCGGACGTTTTCTCGATGTCGAGAAGCTTGTTGTACCCGGCGCGCAACAGTGGAATGCCGGAGAGCATATTCTCATCTTCTGCGCCTTCACACAGGATAATGACGCGGCTCGGGTGAACCTGAACGCTACGCACAGGCCCATATGTTCCGTCATCGCCTACTGGCTGCTCATTGAAGTTGTACATCACGGGCTGGCCGTAGGTTTCCGACATTGTATCTGTGTCGAAATTACCTGGTTTAATCTGCGCTTCCCATGCAGGGATAAGCTTAACTACTGCCTTCAGGCGCTCGGTGCCGAGAGACCTGATGTAGTCGGCGTTGATCGGGTCTTTCCATTCGCGGCCATCCTTAACCTGAATTAAAAGTGCCGAGTAGCGCCCCACGAGGTTGCGGCGGTCAGCGTCTTTCAGCTTCGCCCAATGGCGCTTGAGAAGCTTCTCAACGATGCGCTCCCATTCAGTGGTCTCGCCTGACTCATCCTTTTCTTCGCCGTCGATGATAGTGGGATTATCGACCCAGCAGGATTCCAGCAGCTTATGCACTGCGGCATGAGCAACGGCATTTCGTTCATAAGCCCGATAATACTGGTCGAAACCTACCTCGCTCGGATATCCGAACTCATCCCACAGTTTGGTGCGCTTGGTGTTGCCATTCTGTCCGTGGGCGTACAGCATTCGTTGCCGCCCTATCGCATCAGCAAGGGCGTTCACGAGGAATGAAACCTCGCCTTGTTGTTCACTCACTGATGAGCTCCTTAGAAGAAGATTGCGCCTTTAGACTGGCCGCTTAATTCGGTCATCGCCCATACCAGCGCATCGAGACGGTCGGGTGACTTTTTAGAGGTGGTTGGCACGTACTCCATCTGCTGGTTTTCCAGTTGATAGAGATTGCCGCGATGGGCTACGCGACCCTGTGCATACAGCGCTGATATTGGCTCGGCTCGCGCGAATTTACCCTTGCTCGCATGGACACGGATAATGCGGTCTTTGAACCCGGCATTGCGGAGCGTGTCCTCTGCCATGTCGCCGCCCTGGTTGGTTTCAATCACAATCGCGTCGGCGTCATGCTGTTTGTAAGCGTCCATTGCACGCGTTGCCCAACCGTTAGGGGAATATTTGCCACTGTAGTCGCCGTCGGCTGAGTACTGTCGCTTATCTCCCGCACCGTATGAGCTTGCGGCCACAATCCCCGTTTCATCGCTCTCTTCGCTGTTGGTGGCTTGCGGGTCGATAGCGATAACCGTTCTGGATAGCTGCTCGGTGATGTTCAGAGCGCGTGCTGCTGCAATCATCTGCTCTGTCCACAGCGCGCCTTCTGCGTTGAACCTGCGAGGGTTCTGCATGTACTGCGCTTCGGCTGTTCGTCGATGAGAGAACAGCGCTGTGCGGTGGCTCTCATTGTGCTTGAACGGCCAGAGCCAGCCATCAGGCAGGCCGTGGTCAATCGGTATGGCGTGACTGTTGTCCGGGTACTGCTCCTGATAGGAGCGGCTATTGTCGATGATTACCGGCAGATTCAGGTGGTACCACGTTTCACCACTGCCGCCGCGCAACAGATACCCGCTCAGGTCGTGGTAGTGGATGCGCTGCATGATGACTATCATCGGCGTGGTTTCGATAGCTAGGCGTGATTTAATCGTCTCGTTGAAGCGGCTGTTTACGCCGTCACGAACCGTTTCGGAATAGGCGTCATCAGGTTTAACCGGATCATCGATAATCAGAGCGCCCTGCCAGCCAGGTTCCATATGCCCGGCACGGAAGCCGGTTACCTGTCCTGCTGACGATGAGGCATAAACACCGCCGCCATACTCCGTCCACCACATCGCCTTACTGTCAGCATCGTCGCGCAGCTCCATCGGCCACATCGCCTGGTAGGCTTGCGACTTAATCATGCTGCGGACAGTGGATGAGTTCAGAAGTGCGAGGTTGTGCGAGTAGGACAGGTGCATGAATCTGGCGCGTTTATTCAGTGCCAGGCCACGCCCCATCATGTTGATGGTTGCCAGTTCTGTTTTCGTGTAGCCAGGCGGAACGTTGATGATCAGCCGGTTAATCTCGCCGTCTATCACTCTGTCCAGCGTTTGCTGTATCACCTTGTGATGCGGCGCCACTATCATCTTGCCGCCGGTACGTTGCTTGAAGAAGTAGCGGGCAAAGTAAAGCCCGTCCTCTTCGCACTCTATCCGGCGCGCATAGTTCTTTTGCTCAGCAGTCGTCATCCTCCAACATCTCCCGCCGGGCAGCTTTGTATTCATCTTTCGTTAGTGCGGCCACTTCAATCGGGCCGCCGTTCTTGCCGGTATGCTCGTGAGCCGCCTGCTCTTTGAAAGCCATCACGCTAATGTGTTTGCCGAGAAGCTCGAGGTTCTTAACCTTGTCAGGCCACTTAATCTTCTTCAGTAAGGCAGCGCTGTCAGCGGCGGCCATCTCGATGACGTCAATTCCAGAAAGTGTTGTGCGCCATACCTTCGGCCAGTCCTTAATCGGCTTGATTTCCCCGTTAGCTAGTAGGATGTCAGCGACGTCCATCTGGTCGATATCAAACAAGCGTTTCAGCACATAATCAGCATCAACCTCGACCCGATCATTGCGCTCTGCTTTAAGTTCGGAGATTCTGGACTGGATGTTAAGTTTCGCTAAGTTTTGCGAGCCTTGTTCATTGGCGGTCTTTTCGCTGTACCCCGCCCGAATAGCCGCTTGCGTAGCGTTCAAATCGATGAGGTACTCGCGACAGAACATTTCTTGTTTGTCTGTGAGTGCCATGATTCTTCCTAGTTAAAAGGAGTTTTCATGTCTACAGAATCACTTCTTGATGCGATGCTGCAACATGATCGTTTTCATAATCAAAATACGATGGTTACCGGCATAGCCCAGAGAGCGGTTGATCATGGTTACGACAGCCTATCTGCAAAGCAAAAGGCCGTTTTGGAACCGTTTTTAACCGAGAAGTGTGATGGGGTTACTAACCCCGGCGGACATCATAATGATTGTCATGCACTTCTTGAGGGCGATGAGTTAGAAAGCGCTGTTGAAAATGAAATGTATTATGGAGGACTTTTGTGTCCTTCCTGCGTTGACGAAAAAGAACGGTACAGGGCTGAATGGGAAAAGATTCAGCGTGAGTAATATATAGCTATGCTATTTGGCGGCCAGTTTTTGATTCGGTCGCCATAGTCATTCCTTACGATGTTTGTTCTTCGGCTTCAGGCTCAGGAACGTATTCCATCTCCTGCACGTTATCAGGTGCCAGGTATACCCATGAGCCGTCCTCACGTGCTATGCCGATGAAGCCGTTAATAATCTCGGGCTGAGATCGCTTCATCAGACCTTCATGCGTCTCACCGGATTTGGTGGTAACCGTGATGCGGTAGGTGTCTGGCATATTTACTCCAATAAAAAACCGCCCGGAGGCGGCTTGGTTATATCAAGGCATTGGTTGGCAGGTAGTTATGACGAAGAACCTATAATCCAAATCTCGCGCCTTAGCCATTGCATCGGCATATTCACCAACAGCAATATCTACGTTTTCAGGATCATCGACGCTCAAGAAGTGATATCCCTTTTCAAAAATAGAATAATTTTCGTCATAACACTCATAGACAAGAAAGAACTTCATGCACACCTCCATTAGTTGTTAAGTGTGTATATCGGCTTCTATTGGCTTGCCTTTAATATTCATCATCAGGCGCACTCGCAAATGCGCCTTGTGATGTTTAGTGGTTCACTATGTTTTGAGAACGCTTCTATATAACGGCTTGCCTATCTGTACATCAGGTCGCTCACCGTACAATTATCCCCGGACTATTCCTATAAAAGATGCCTGCCGCTTGTTAAGCTGAATATATCGGCCAGGATTATTTCCATCTTGTTGGTGGAGTGGCTCCTACAAACAAGGTCTGTGAGTCGCAGGGATGAAGACCATACAGACAGGAATGTCTTGCGAGAAAAAGCATCAGGGAAAACAAGTCAACGCTGCGTTAATAATTATAAAAAGAGAAAATATCTATCCTGTCGTCGCCCCAGCCATGGGGCTTTTTTTTATCTCAAACACTGCTCCCGAACATACGCCTGCAATCCGCTCAACTGCCTGGTCACGGTCTCGATCCGCTCCCTGAGGGTGAAATAATCCCGTTCAGCGGAGTCAGTAAGTCCGGGGCTGGCTGCATCATCCAGGCTGGCGGTGCCGGAGGCGGATTGCTTCGTACAGGTCGCGTGGAGCTGCAACCGACGCTTGCCAGAAGCAACGTCATCATGCAGCTGATCGATAGTCGCCTGAGCATCTGCAAGCTCCTGTGTGTATTTTGCGTCGAGCGCGGCCACATCGCGCTGGCGAGTCTGCATGTCGCTGATGGTGTCTTTAGCCAGATTTAATTCACGATTAACTTTGGTTAAAGATGCCTGCGATTCTTTGAGCGCTGACCGGTAATGACTGGCGATGACAATAGCGATTGCCAGCAGCAGGCTCATTGCTGCGAAGAGGATGAGCTTCCATTTAAAGGTCATTTTCACTTTCCGCCAGGCACATAGAGCGCTCCATCTCCCGCCGGTTCTGCAATCCCTTCCACTTCATACCGCCTGCATAGACCCAGCGGCGCATTTCTTCACAGGCGCCTTCCTGGTCGCCATTATTCAGCTTGCGAAGAAGCGTCGACTTAGCGAATGCGTCACTGCCTACGTTGAACACGAAGCTGTAAAGCGAGGCGCGCTGGTATTCGTTAAGCGGAACCTTGACCAGCCTGTCTACTGTCGCTTTAGCTGGTTGCAGGTCTTTCCACAAAAGCCGGTCACATTCTTTGTCGGTGTAGGTCTTACCGCGAATGATGTCGTTGCCAGTGTGGCCGTCGCAGACAGTCCAGACGCCAGCGACATCTTTGTAAGCCTGATACTTGCGACCCTCTACGCCATCCTTGCCACCGATGAATATCGTGGCGATGACCATCGAACCTGCACCCGCTGCGGCAATCAGTTTATTTCTCAGTGAGGAGGGGATAGCCATCGTTAGTCCTCCTTTGATAACTGCCCGGCTGCGGAAGGCCATCGCTCGAACGCCTGAATCTGCGCCAGCGTGGTTTTGCGTTTGTAATACCAGTTGATACCGAACGTCAGTAGCGCCACGACAATACCGGCGATAACGCCTACTGCGCTCCACTCGTCAGGACTTAGCCGGGTCAACAACCCATTAGCCACCGTCCCGGCAGATGCGCCATAAGCTGCGCCAGAAGCTAATTTGCTCATATGTGACATCTCACACCTCCGATAGGAAGTGCTGTGGTGTAGTTAGGAAAGGCCAGCGAGGCATTGGATGCGAGGGTTCATCTGTGATTGATTGCCTGTGGCCTAATGCGAAAAAGGCCCGCCGAAGCGAGCCTTAAAGTTTGTATGGATATTGTGATGCATGTCATAACGTATAAACCTTTTTGGTTTATTATCTACCCATCTAAACAGGAGCAAATGCTATGACCACTATCACCATTAACACCTACGCACCGGATTCACGTTTCGACATGAGCAAAGAAGAAGCAAAAGAGTTTTTCGCTTTCGTTCAGCGCAAGGCCGAGTCTCTCGGTTATGACGTGGCGTTTGATGAAGCAATCTCAGTTGACGAAGAAAGCGAGCGCTTCGTCGAAAAATGTTTCGCTGAGTTTTGATCTGCGACTATGCCGATCAAAGAGTACATTGAGAAGAACTTCCCGAGCCAGGCTGATTTCGCCTTAGCGTGTGGAGTGCTACCTCAACAGGTTACTAAGTGGATTAGCATGGGGTGCATAGTGCTCAACGGGAAGATTTACAGTCCGCGAAGAGATGTCCCATAACCAACCAAGTTAAGATGTTCTCCGCTTCGGCGGGGATTTTCTTTTCTGCCGTCTGAATATGTGTGGTGGCCGGTGCTGATCTCCGGTCATAGCGTTTCCTGTATATCGCGATTTATTACCGAGGTCGCAACTCCTCAGTGGTTTCCGTGACCCGCTTACGATGACCCCACATAGAGATATACAGCTATAGCGCATCAGCCTGCGCATTCACCACAACGGAAAGGAAACTGCCCGGAATCGCACCGACGCCAGCGCTTACCTGGCTTAAAAAGTTCAGCTCCCTTACCTGTTATGAGCTCCGTTTCGTGGAGCAACGGCTGGCGATCAACCCAGCACCGATATGGGATTTACTAAGGCGATATGCCCGTTGTTACCCACGAATGAAAGCACTATCAGTTACGCTGCCTGTTCCGCCAAGCGGTTACGCTACCTGTTCTGTAATGCTCTCATTGGTGTGCGCCCATTATTAATCACACCGGGCCAGTGCGCCGAATTTGGTAGCGGGGAGTCGGAAGACCCCGTGATTTAAGGCTGTTACGCCGCCATCAACATCAGATCATCGTTTGCATTTATCTTTGTGGTCAGTTTCTAAAATGCCGCAAAGTCGCTAACGTGACGAAAACTGGAAAGAGCATTGAGAGGGTTACGCTGCCTGTTCCATAAATGCCCTTGCCGGTTTCGTCTCATGCTTCTTTGGTTTGACGATCCCACTCTTCACGAAATTTAGTCGGGTTATCGAAACCCTGAGTAGCGTTGCAGCTTTTCATATGAACACCTGTTGGTTGGGTTGAGCCAATAAAAAAGCCCCGAGCTATTAACTCAGGGCTTTTTTCTTTTGTTTGGCTGCTCAGTTCGCTTTTGCTCCGAGCATACACAAAATGTACTACTTCGATTTCGCGATTGCAATGCTTTCGGAAAATATTTATTACTTAAGCCGCTAATTGAGGAAATTCATTCTCAATTTCACGCTTCATTGCGAAAAATATTTCCGAGTCGAGCACATTCTCGCACCAGACAACACGACGCCGACATGACTGCACATCCATTCCGGTGACATGGCTCATCAGCTTAGCGATATCTTGCGTGCAATTGCGGTTGCAATATCGCTTAATAGCTACATCGCGGACGGGGCTTTCACGGTGAAAGGTTTTAACCATTACGCGCTCAACAAACGCAGCATCATCTGATTCTTTGGCGAGAGCGATGATATTGCTGAATGAAGATTGCGGGATGACCAGTTCGCGAGCTTTCTGATAAAGAGCATCGCCCCGCAAGCCTTCCTCTTCGTATAGCCGCATGACAACGCTTTCTATCTGCTTAGCCTTATCATCGCTCCACTGACTGCGGATCATCAGACGTCCGATAACGTTGATAGCCCCGGCTGGCGAATCGTCACCTGCATTAACTTTGCCCCATACCTGAAGCATGTAATGCACCCACGCTTTCTGACGGGAGTTGATGGTTTTCTTCGGATGCTTCCACACGCGGCGAAAGTGAGCATCGTCGATGAAGTTAACCATGCCGAATACTGGTGTGAGTCTCATGCTTCATCGCCTCCATCAGCCCATTCGCCATCCTGCCTGATTATGTATGGCCGGAAATCATCGCTTCCTGTTTCAACATGAGAAAGATTTCCCTGTCGATTTGTTTTGAACATACCAAGCGGCAAATACTGACGAGGGAAATGATTATGCCATCTGCCATATTCAGTTTCGGTTCCGTCGCTGTAATGCGTTGGCCCGCATGCGCTACAAAGTTTTTTACCTTTCGATTCTGGCGAATAAGACCAGTCAAAAAACCTTTCAAATATCCCATTGAACCCTTGCGATGAAAGGGCAGTATTTTCAACGCACCCGCACTTTTCACACTGAAATAAACTCATGCTGCATCGCCTCCCTCTGGTTTGTTGATGCCGAGCCGGTTTTCCAGCTCTTTACGCATTTCCTTTAAGCGCCGCTCGGTCTCGTGAATGTTGTTAAGCTGCCATTCAACAGCCTCAAGCATCTCTCTGTCTTTCTGGCGCTGCTGCGCTGATGAGATATGGGTTACTGTGGTCACGATGAAGCCTCCTCATGCGAGCGGGCGCTGGTCATCAGCACGCCATTAATGACTGCGTGGCGCTTAGCGTGAATGTCACCGATGTACTTCCTGGCGGTATCGCGGTGGCATGAAAGCTTACGGGCCACCTCGCTGAGGCATCCGTTACATTCCAGAAGTAAGCGAGGAACTGTCTGAACGATAATCATGCGGCCTCCTCCCGGCTGTTGCGCAGGTCTTTAAGCTTTTGCTGATACTCCGCCTTAATCGCTTTGCACTCTTCGATAGTCCAGCGGTGGCGGTTGTGGTTGGACTCAATGTCTTCGACTTGCTCAATGCCTATGCGTCGGATCAGCTCAGCACGATATGGGACGATATTCCCGCTCTTGTGCTGATTGCATACCTGGCATTGTTTCCAGATTTGGCGAGGGTCGAACCTTAGCTGTGGTGCGGAGGCCGTTGTTCGATAATGGCCAGCGTCCCATTGAGCAGCGCTCATCGTTCCACACGAAACGCAGGGAAGGTCGCGGTCTCTTTCTCTGATGAAGGCGTTTACGGCTTGCTGTGCTTGTTTAATCCAGTAACTGCGGGGCTTTAAGGCGAGCTTTCGAATCTTGAGTCTGTCTTTCTGCTGCTGTTCTTCTCTTCGTCGTTTCTTCTCTGCTGCTTTGAGTGCTTTGTCGCGCTCCCTGCTTCGTCGCTCAAGCGCTATCTTTGCGCCGCATTCCGGTCCGCACCACCACTGATTGGCGAATGTCGGGTGGAACCACTCTCTGCACTCTTCGTTTTTACAACGCCGACGATGAGTTTTCTTCATCTTCATCCTCCGCCACAAAATGATTCGGGTCTCGATAGTAGATAGCCTGCGCTACGCACTCTTCACAGCAGTGCGTTTCATCCGGCTCCAGTTGCTTGCTGCATCC